TCATATCCGAACGTAGCTCGGCGGGTGCCTCGACCATAAAGTGCCAGATGTGCCCGGTCACCGTGCTCCGCTCGCCCATGAACTGGTCCCGCATCGCATCGAGGTAGTCGATGGCGCGGGTCTTCTTGGCTTTGGCCTGCTGGATACCTTCGCCCTGTTCGATGAGCACGAACGCCACGACGATCTCGGCCGACAGGCCCTTGACCGTCGCACCCTCCTCGGTCTGCGAGCGCATGCCCTCGTAGACGATGCCGAGAGCCGGGTAGGACTTCACGGTGCGTGTCTTGTCGATGAGGTCCGTCTCGTTGTAGACGATGATCACCTTGCCCTGAAAGACCTGTTCACCCTGCACCACGGTCTTCAGCAGGCGGGCTTCAGCTTCCACGAGGACGTCATTGAGTTTGCTCATGCCTTTTGGAACGCCCGTTTAATCCGTTTCATGACGACGTTCACCATCGTCTGGACGTCTTCATCGCTGAAGCCCAAGAACTGGCGCACGGGAAACCCCGCCAATCCAAAGTTATGCGTCTTGCCGTAAGGCACATTCGACCCGATGGCGCGGACGTTCGGACCTATTGCGTAGAGTTGTAGGCTCCGGAACAGACGACCCGTATCGAACAGCGTGCCTCCGCCTCGGGCGGTCTTTTTGCGACGTTTGGCGGCCTGACTCTGCGGCCACTTGAAGCCGTCGGCGTCCATCTCCATCAGAAAGCGGGTGCGTTGACGGTTGAACAGCACCGCCGCGCCCTCATCCAAGATGGCTTGCGTGTCGAGCGCCGTGACCAGCCCGTCGATCCGCTTGGTCAGGTCCGGCTGACCCTGCACCGTAATCTGCAGGTTCATGGCTAGACGGGACGGAAGCTGAAACCCTTCGTCCGAATGAACGGTTGCAGCAGCAGGTTGGCGTGGTCGGTCAGCATCTTGTATTGCGCTTCGGCCTCGGGGCTGCGGTTGGTCGTCTGCGAGGCCGACAGGACGATGGGCACCATGGCGAGGATGGCCTCGTACACCGCGTCCGGGAGGTGCTCCATGGGCACGTAGAGCTTCTTCCAGTAGGCCGTGTCGGTGGGCGGTTTCATGCCGACGGGCGGCTGGTCTTGGGCGATCATCTCGTAGACGACGCTTTCAAACACCACCTTGTCCCCCACCGCATAGGTGAGGTCATTGCTATAGACCGGGATGTCTTCCGTCACCGGCCACGGGCGTGAGCCGTCTTCGAAGCCCGTGGTGGCCTGCACCCGGACGTAGGAGTCGGCATACATCCCGGCGTCCAGCAGGACGTAACCGCGTGGATAGATGACGGTCTGCAGGGAGGCGTCGATGTCGGCGTAGTCCCCGAAGCGTCCCGTCGAAAATCCGACGATCAAGGGCTCATCCTCCCGGATAAACCCGCTCCGCAACTCCACCCGGTAGACCCCGCCGGGCGTCATGCCGGAGAACGACTGCGAGTCGAGGAAGTAGATGTCGTCTTGGGTGGTGCGGACCAGCCGCCCGCCGACGATGCGTTCGACGTGCAACTGCGCCCCGATGATGCCGGACGTGACCAGTTCTAAGGTGCCCGAGAGATTCGGGTCCAACTGCATCCGGGTAATCACCTCGGATGGGTCCACGAACAGCGGCATCTTCAGGGGCAGTGGCATGGGTCTAGACCGTCACGTCGTCCGGGCCGGGTTCCGGCTTGTTGAGGATGTCGGCAATTTCCTCGTCGCTGCCGACGTCGATGCGCTTGCCGGGTTCATCGGGCACCAACCCGCTCGGCGGTTCCCCGATGCGCTCCACGGAGATGGCCGTGGCATCCATGACCGTCGTGGTCGCCGTCTGCTTCTTGGGGGCGGGCTTGCGCCACATCCGCCAGATGGGCCGTCCGGCGTCCATGTCGGTCAGCAACTGCATCGCGTCTTCCCGCTTGAAGCGGTAGACCTGCCCACCGATGTAGGTGTTCTTCTTGCGAGTGTACCGGCTGTAGAGCGCCAATTCCAACAGCATCGTGGTGTCGGAGGGCTGGGCCGGGAGCGGTTTGTTATCGGGTGTCTTGAGGGCCATAAAAATCATCACTCCTTGAAGGCCCCACACTACCACGGGTGCAACTGATTTCCAAAAACAAAAGGGCTCCCGTGAAGGAGCCCCTTTGTCGGTGAGTCGTGGTCCGGAACTAGGACGTGGTGTCCTTGCCCCAATCGACGTTCTGCGGGATGGGCTCGGTGCCGTCCGGGATGTTCGCCTTGATGGCGAACTGCGGCTTGGTCCAGCCCTGCTGCATCAGGATGCCGCCGTGCTTCTCCCACTGGAGCGGCGTCACCATGAGCTTCTCGCCGTTCACGTCCGTCATGACGTAGGCGTTCTTGCCCTTGCCCCACACCGGGGAGTCTTCGCCTTCGTCCGACGGCTGAGCGTCCTTGACGCGCTTGGCCTTCTGCGGCCCGCTTTCCTTCTCAGCGTCCTCGGCTCGCTTCACCGTCTTGGGGTGGCTGGAGCCGGGGTCCTGCTTGACGTTGATCGGGTCGTCGGGATCGACGTTGGCGTCGTCGGGCGGATCGGTGATGTTCTTCTGCGCGTCCTTGATGTCCTGACGGGCCTGAGCCACGTCCTTCGGATCACGCTGGACAGGTTCGCCCGGCTTCTGTTCGTGGCCGGGGGACGGCGGCGTCGGCTGGCCCGGACGGACGACCGGAGGCGCGTTGCCCGGACGGTCAGCGGGTAGCTGTGCAGCGTGTGGCGGTGCGGGCTTGTCACCCGGCTTCTGCGGTACGGTCATGGCAATCTCCTAAGTGGTAGCCGCCTACCCTATTACACGGAAAGGGAGGTCTCCGGCTGTCCGGAGACCCCCAATTGCAAGACGATTGCCAGCCCTACTTCTTGGGCTCGGGCTTGCTCGGCGGCGTCGGGTCGCCCGGACGGCCCGGACGGCCGAGGTCGGGACGGTCACCCGGCTTGCCCGGCAGTCCCTGATCGGGACGGTCGGTGCCGGGGCCACCCGGCAGACCCTGATCGGGCTTGCCACCCGTGTCGGTGTCCGGTGGTTCAGCGATGGGATGGGTGGGCTTGGGATCGGTTGGCGGCATGGATGCTCCTTGTTGTTTTGAGAGGTAAGGAAGCCGAAACCAAACGGGGGTCTCCGGACATTCCGGAAACCCCCATCTGCAAGGCGTGTGCCTAGCGGCTGCCGGTGATGCCGGAGTACTTGACCACGGCGTTCGCTTCCTCGATCTGGAAGTCCACACGGGCGGTCAGGACGATGATGAACACTCGGGCGCGAATGTCCTTGTCGTACTCGACCATGATGTTCCGCTGGATGCCGAAGATCAGGTTCAGCGGGTCGGTGAACAGCCCCGCCTCGCCGGGCATCAGCGCGGTCGGCATGATCTTGCTGCCGTAGACGTAGACGGGCAGCAGGCCCTGCACCTGAGCATCGCCCAGCGCCGTCTGACGGTTGCCGTACTGGTCGCGGATCTCGGTCTCGTTGTCGATGGAGACGTAGTGCCCCATCGCGCTGCGGTTCCGCAGGTAGCGGGTGGGCATCGTCTTCAGCGCCTGCTTGACCGCGTCCTTGTCGAAGGGGCCGTCCACGTCCACGACGTTGGCGGTCGCCAGCTTCAGGAAGCCGTCCTGCAGCGCGAGGTACGGGTCACCGACGTTGGTCGTGTCGCCCTGAATGGCGAGTTCTTCCAGATCGAGCGCGGCCCGCTCGGCCATCAGGTCCACGATGGTCTGGTGCAGACCGCCCGCGCCGGACTGCATCGGGACGTGGATGTTGCCCTTCTCGATGTTGTCCTCGATGACGTCGTACGGGATGTGGACTTCCGCGATGACTTCCTTGGTCTCCAGCAAGACCTGTCCGAGGTCGGGCTTGGCGCGGAGGTTGTCGGCCAGCGGAATGGCCGAGACGGCCGGGTGCAGAATGCGAGCCCCGAAGCCGATCTTGTTGATCTTCATCTGGGGAGCGCCCATCGCCACCGTGCGGATGGACGCCAGCAGCGTCGGCTGGTCGATCAGAGTGCGGATGAACCGGTCGGTCTGCTCCGGGTTGAGCTTGCCTGCGGTTTCCAGATCGCTCAGCGCGAGGTCCGCTTTCTGGATAATTTCTTCGTTACGCATGTGATCTCCTGTGGATGCGGCCTAAATGGCTGAACGATCTAGAGCTTGCGACGTCGTCCGATGAACGCCGTATCGAAGTTGCCGGTGCGCGGGTCGTCGTCGGCTTTCCGCTGCGTGTGACGGGGCCCCGACGGGCGATCCTCGGTCGTGTCCGGCGTGACGACCGTCGTCTTGAGCTTGGAATCCAGAGTTTCAGCTTTCTGGACCACCTCGTCAAGCGTTTTCTTCTGTTTGCCCTGCTCCTCGACCACGGCATCGACCTTCGCGGCCACGCCCTTGATCGAGTCCTTGGTCTCCCGGCGGAGTCCAGCGATGGCTTCCAGAATGGCCGCCGTCTCGGTCTTCGCCACGGGTTCGACCACCTTCTCGGCGGGCTTCACGGCGGGCTTGACCGGCTCGGTGACCTTCTCGGTCTTCTCGGCTTCGACCTTCTCGGCGTCCGCCTTGGCCTTGGCGGCCTTTTCTTCCTCGGTCGGCTCGACCTCGGGCTTCTCCTCGTCGCACGGCGTCTCGACCTTCTTCACCGCGAACGCCTGCACCGCGTCAGCCGCTGCGAACGCCGCCGGAGGCAGCGAGCCCATCAGCTTGAGGTACTCGCCAAGGCTCTTGTAGGCCGATTCGATATCGGTCTGCGGGTCGTCCGACTTGGTGACCGCTTCCTGCACCGCCACGGCAAAGAGGTCCATGGCCATCGGCAGGTCCGGCACGAAGCCGTTCTTCTCGACCAGTGCGCCGAACAGGCCCGTGAGCGGCTCGACGTTGAGCGCCGTGAGCAACATCTGGTCGCTCAGCCGGATCATCACCGTCTTGTCGGCGTCGTGATCCTGCTGGGTGTAGACGACGGTGGTGTTCTCGTCGGCCTTCTGAACGGTCTTGGTGGTGAAGCCCGCGTCCTCGATGGACTTCCGCACCTGCTCCATCGTCTCGGGGGTGTCATGAGCAAAGACCACGACGGCGGCGACGTCCGGCTTTGCCTTGGGTTTGTCGCCTTTGAAGATTCGCATCAGATCAATGCCCATCTCAGACTCCTTGTCGCGTTTCAGTACTCGGAAAGGGATGCGTGAGGCCGACCGATCCACGAGCGAGATGTACCGGACGTCCGCATCTCGGAGTTCACGCAACTTCGCTCGGATGGCTCGCACGATGTCGATTACCTTAGCCCACAATTTGGACCGTGTCTACGGAAGAAAAGCGATGGCTGTGCCCCTTCGTGGGCTGCGTGTGCGTGCCCGCCACGATCTGGTGGTAATGCCCGTTGACGATGTCGGTCACGCCGCCCTTGAATTGGCCTTTTTCGTCGTAGGTCACGTAAAACTTGTGCTGGTGGTCGTCGGACTTGCTCGTCAGGCCGGTGACGACCGGAGGAATCTCGATGTTCACCTCCTGCTCGTGACGAGTCACCATGGCTTCCATGCTGAAGCCGTTAATTTCGCCCTTCTTGATGCGCTGCCAGAGATTCTGGTCTGGCACATGCACGCCAATCACCCATGAACCGGGCAAGAACTTCGGGTCGTCGTCGTCCGCGACGAACGACTCAACCACCGCACAGCCCTCGATGAGCTTGTTGCCGTGCATCAAGTCGATCTGGTTGCACTTGGCCGTCCGCAGAAACTGATGGGCCATCTTGCGGATTTCGACCCGCGTCATGTATTCGTTCTGAGCGTCGGGACGGTTCGGGGAATAGACCTCCCCATAGGCGATCTGCTCGTCCCCGTCCTTCTTGAACACCATCTTGCTCATACGTGTCCTCGGGTGCAACCAGTTGCAACTAGGCGGGCGGGTTCTTGGTCCAGTGCGGCCCCCAGATAATGTACATCACCGCCAAGGCCCCGATGACGATCCGCAGAATGGTCATCAGATCGGCATCCATCGTGAACCCGAGGACTCGCGTGACGGGCGGGATCAACGCCCAGACGACGACCACGACGATGATCGCCCAGAGCAAACGCCATAACATCGCTGGAGCCATTGGGTTCTCCTACGTTTTGGACTTCCCGTGAACGTGAGACTTGGCGTGCTGGGCCGCCTGTATCGGCTTGGGCGCAAGCTGCGCTCGCAACGCCTTGGCGTAGTTCCTGATACCCTCTCTCGTCGCCTTGTCTCCGGCAGTCGCGCCCGGCGGCACTTCGAAAATCTCAAACTGCGGCCTCGGTGTCCCGGCCGCATCCGCCCGATCAAAGTTGCTGAGAATCTTGCTCCGTGCCTCGGCCACCGCAGCGGCCCGCACGGGGGGCGTACTGAGATACCCCTGCATCATCGCCTTGGCCTGTGCCTGTGCCTTCGCACGGGCCGGGACCTGCACCACCGTGGCGTCCGCGATGCCGTGGTATTTTTTCTCCTTGGCGGAGAGTTTCAAGGCCCCAGCTTCGTACAACCGCTGCGTGATGGGGACGTGCCCTTCGTACTGTTCCGGGTGGGAGGCGCGGTGTTCGGCGGCGTCGAGTGTGCCGTCAAAGTCACCGGATGACGAATCCTGCGGTCTGTCCGTGAGGACGTGCCCACCCCCACCGCCCCCGCCGGACGTAAAGCGCCCGGTCTCATCATGGTGAGGGTTGTACTTCAGTACCTTCGCCGCGTCCGTCTTCTTGGCGGGCTTTCGGGCTTGGTGTTCGGGGTTCACCGACTCGTCGTAGCCAAGGCTCGCAGTGCAGATGGCGGCGGCTGCGCTGCTGTCGTGCCCCTGCTCTTGGACTTTGACCCAGCAACGGTGCCATTTCTCGGTGTGAATGGCCCCTTCACCCTTGATGGCAGCGCGTGAGGAGATGGCGGACGTCGTGATGCGTGGCATCGAGCCTCCGTAGCTGCAACCAGTTGCAACGACGACGGCGACTATTCTATCCGAAGACGCCCGACGAAAATCAAGCCTTTGAGGGGTCTTTTAGCAGGGATTCTGCTCGGGCTACGGAAATACCCAGCGCCGTCACCAGATGAAACCGTGAACGGGCCGTTGTGACGGTCGGGTCGGCCTTGGGGCTGGGGACCTGCTTCATCACGGTGTCCGTCGAGTGTCCGTGGACGACGATGGGACGGGGCGTCTTCATGACAGGTAGGCTTTCACTTGGGCCAGCACGTCGGGGTCCGTCAGGTCCAGAGACAACATCGTGTCC